CATCTAAAGTACCAAATTCAACTTGCAAATGTTTTTTAATTTCTTCCATAAATCCTCCTTAAAAAAACGATAACACAAAATTAAGAAGAAATGCAATAATAATAAATAAAAATATTTTAATAAACAAATAAATTTGTGAGTTATTTTGAAAGTATTTTTATGAGTTGTATGGCTGAATCAATGGAATCTATCCTAGCTACAGTTCCACCTTTCCATGTTTCAAGCCATTTTTCTTGATGACTTGTGTACTTGGCTTTGCTACTGGATTTAATTTCAACTAGGGCTGTTTTTTGATTGATGCCCACTAAAATATCAGGACACCCCTTTCCTACTTTGCTAAGATCAGTCACACTTGCTCCCATCTTTCGCATAGCATCCATAATTTCTTGTTGGTTTTTATCAGTTCTTTTTGCAAATGTCATAGTATTTATTTAGAAGTATGATATAATAGTTTTAAGTAGTAATTTTACTACCCTATTTCACGAAAGGAATAAAAATGAGTTATGACAACTGGTTACAAGAATCATATTACCCTGAAGAAGATCCATTCATGGATGAAAAAATTTCAGATCGTACTAGAGAGTATATGACTGAAGGATCATTATATGATCCATTCAACTGGGAAAATTTCAGTAATGTTATTAATGATGCTCCACAAAAAGATGTTGATTGCATTTTAGACATTGCAAAAAATAAAGAATTTCTTGCATTAGGAAGATATATTTATTTAATGGTAATGGATGAAATGGAAAAAGAAGCTGAAAAGCAAGCAATTGAAGATTTTAATGCTGGTTTAATAGGTAATGACTACGAATAATCACGAAAGGATTAAAAATGAATTACAAAGAATTAAGAGCAATTAATGTTAATGAACACACTGAAAAAAAAGGTAATTTAACATACCTTAGTTGGACATGGGCTATAGATCAATTACTTTTACAAGATCCTATGGCTAATTGGGAATTTTTAGAACCTAAAATTTTTAATGAAACCATGATGGTTTTTTGCAAAGTTACAGCATTTGGAAAAACTATGACCATGCACTTACCAGTTATGGATAATCGAAATCAAGCTATTAAAAATCCTGATGCTAGAAAAATTAGTGATGCTATGATGCGTTGCCTTGCTAAATGTATTGCTACTTATGGAATAGGCTTATATGTGTATGCCGGTGAAGATTTGCCAGCAGAAGAAGATATATCAGAAGAAGATTTAGCTATTTATGATTCAGATATTCAAAATGCTGAAACTGTAGATCAGCTTGTAAATATTTTTAAATCAGCATCCACTAAATATCCAAGAAATACAGAATTCTTAACTCAAATTCGTACAGCTTGTGGAGTTCGTAAACAACAAATTATAGAAGGTAAATTAAATGGATAATCTTGTGAATGATTTACTTAATAAACAAATAGATATTTGTTTAACTATTGTAGAAATGGAAATTAATAATAAATTAATTCCTTTTCCACAATCAGTTGATAGTCAAATTTGGAATAATCGTGTTGAATCTTTATTAAAAAATATCCAAGAAAAACTTAAAGGTGAAAAAAAATGATTGAACAAGGAACATTAGAATGGCATGAACTTCGTAAGGGTAAAGTTACTGCCAGCAGGGTTGCTGATGTAATGGCTAAGACTAAAACTGGAGTTTCAGCTAGTCGAGGTAATTATCTAATAGAACTAGCTCTCCAGCGAATGACAGGCATCATAGAAGAAGGTTTTAAGAATGATGCTATGGCACATGGTTCACACTATGAAGATGAAGCTAGATTGGCTTATGAGGTTTCATGTGAAACATTTGTAGAGCAGGTTGCTTTTGTAGATCATCCTACAATACCTTGGTTTGGTTGCTCTCCTGATGGCTTAGTTGGTGAAGGATTGATTGAAATAAAGTGTCCTTATCAATCAGCAGTTCATTGGAGCTATCTAAAAGAAGGCAAACCACCAGCTAAGTATATTCCACAAATGATGGCACAAATGTCTTGCACTGGTGCTAAATGGGTTGATTTTGTTTCCTATGATCCAAGAATGAGTGACAACACTAAATTGTTTATAGTTCGCTTAGATCGTGATGAAAATTATATTCAGCAAATGGAAACTGAAATTAAGAAATTTTTAGATGAAGTAGAAAATGAAGTACAACTTATGAAGGAATTTAAAAATGGCATCAGTAAATAAATGGATTGGTATTGGTAATTTAACGAAAGATCCTGATCAAAAAGCATTTTCGGATGGTTCTTTTGTAACCAATATCACGATTGCTTGCAATGAAAAATATAAAGATAAATCAGGTGAGCAAAAAGAAATGGTTGAATATGTTAATATTTCTTTTTTTGGTAAATTGGCTGAAATTGCTGGTAAGTATTTAGCAAAAGGTAATCCAGTATATGTTGAAGGTAAATTAAAAACTGATAAATATACTGATAAAAATGGAATTGAAAAATACTCTACCAAAATAATTGCTAATTCATTACAATTACTGGGAAATAAATCTGAAGCTAAACCAAAAGATACAGAAGATCCATTTGAAAACTTAGTTCCTAAATCAATAAGTGGTTTATCAGAAATGGATGACTATATACCATTTTAACCAGCTATGGGGTGATGTAAGTCCTGAGCAAGACTATAAACCTACTTTCTGCTTTTTCACACAACCAAGCAGATCCTTTCGTGGCATCACCCCACCCCATAAAAACAACAAACTATGATAAATAATTGTTGCTAATATCATAGTTCTATGTAATACTATGATTGTAGTAATTAATAACGAAAGGAAATAGTATGGCAATTAATAGATGCATTGATGTTTATTTTGAGGAAGAATTTTATAACCCAAGAGTTCGTGCAACAATTCCTGCTGTTTGGGTTGCTGAATATGAAAATGGGCAAAAAGTTCCTATTTGTGGTGGATATGAAGCATCTACAAAAGAAGAAGCTATTCAGTATCTTTGCGAAAGACTAGAAGATTAATTATGTATTATGTTTACGATGAAACTGGTGATTTAATGCGTAAAGTTCGATACAAAGCTGAAGCTATAGCATTGGTTTCAATTCGTGAAGGTTGGACATATAAATACATTAAACCAAAGAAAAAAATTTATCAGTTTGAAGAAGCACCATTTTAATTCACGAAAGGAAAAAAATGTTATTAGATCACTTAGATATACCAGTATGGGTTGAATATTTAGTTGCAACTTTATTTGGCATTTTATTTGCATTAATGTTTGCTTTGCCAGTATGAATGGTTCAAATACCTATCAAGAAAGACAAAGTTTTGTAAACATTGCTGAACAAATATTTGAAGAATACTGTACAGAAAAAAACTATCAATTTCATAGGTTAGGTTTTAATGAAAAAACTAGGAACATCAATTATTTTTATGATTTGAATGTTTTGATTCGAAACCTTCCTGATTACATAGTTGATGTTGGTGATCAATTATTTGTTGTTAATGTTAAAGGCACTGCGAATTTCAAAAAAAAGGAAGTTGATATGATTCCTTTATTTTTGGAATGGTACGACAGCAAAAAAGCATCATTAATTTATGCATTTTGTTTTGTTGGTAAAAAACCTAAGTTGATTTATCCTGAAAAAATCATAAAGTTATATGACGATTCGAATGATCAACAATGGTCTGATGGTGTTATTTACAGAAATTTGAATTTAGGAGAGCAAAAATGAGCATTCCATACGATACTGGAAAAGTAAAAATAGGTATTAATTATCAGCCTAAACCTTATATTGAATATGATAAAGATATGTTATTTATTCAAAGATGTTTGCTGGATAAAAATGATAAAAATAAATTTCTTCAATTTTTATATAGGATTGTATATGGATAATCAAATCGAATATTTAAGAAAAGTTGTTAATGATTTAAAAAATGAGATCCTTCAGCTTCGCTTGCAAAATGTTGATATTCAAACTCAAATGAGAATGTATAAACATCATGCTGAACAACTGGAAGGGCAATTAATAATGTTGAAAAACTTAATGGATCAATAATGAAAAAATTAATTGTTGTGATGCCAATGATTTTTTTAGTTGCTTGTGCTCATAAGGCTGAACCTTACCCTATTCAAAATTTTAATGGAATTGTGGCACTTACTCCCTATCAAGTTTTACAAGATAGCAAAGGCTGTATTCTAAATAAAATGAAGCCAAGAACTGAGTTTATCTATTTACAAACCCAATATGGAAAAGTAAGTGTTCCTATTAATGTGTACTGTGATCCCTACTGATGAAATATATTTTTTTAGCTATTTTTATTTTTGTATTACATGGATGTTATTGTTCTTGTCATCAGGATGCCCCTGTAGAGAAAAAAGAAGCAGTTATTGAACCTACACCAGCAGAATCAAGAAAAATGGCTTATTTGCATGATTGTGTAAGTTATGGGTTTGATATAAAACAATGCGAAAACATTTGGGATGAAAAAAATTGAAAGATTATTCTTTAGTTTGGTTTGGTTTTTTATTTAGCTTATTAATTTGCTCATTCATTATATTTTTGAATGAATTTAACCAATATAAGATGAAATATGATTGTCGCATGGCTACTTATCCCTATGCTATTGATATTCCTAAAGAAATAATTAAACAATGTAAGGAGAAAAAATGAAAACAAACCACGATGGAACAATTACTTTAAATGCTTATGATACATGGATTGTTTGTTCAGAATGTGGACAAAAAGTATCAAGTGATTCTATTCATACTTGTTCACCACAATATGTGTTTGCACCATTAAATCCACC